ATTCATTTAAATCGCTCCAGATGTAAATTTCTTCCAATCAATAGCGTTTTTTATTGTAAATGTTCTGTTTGATATTTGTCTAACCGTTCTATCTAAAAAGTCAACTACAGTATTAAGATAGTCCGATTTTTGTTTGAGTTTAATAATGTCTTCGTCTGAATCAATATACTTGTCAACATCTTGTCTTAATATTTTTAAGTTAAAAGGTTTTTCAGCATAAACACTAGGGTCTGCTTTACCTGTATAGTATTCCCATTTCTGTTTTTTAATTATATGGAATTCACTTTCATTTCTGCTCAGCATTAACTTAAACTTTGTTAAAAGTTTCATATATTTGTTATGTATTTGAGGTGTTTTGATTGATTCTAAATCAAGTTCACTATCGTTAATTTTTAAGTCTTTGTCAACTAATTCTTGGATTTCTTCTAGATTCATATTAATAATATATCATACTATAATGAAAAAGTAAAGTCTAATTACGAGGTTGTTACAGTAGTTTGTCCACTTCCTGTTGCAAATTCATATATTTTGTATTGCATTGTTACAATTGCTGTTAAATATTGAACGTCTGTAGCTCCTGTGTCATATTGTAAACCAGTTAATGCTGTTGGGAATACGTCTGAAAATCTAACTTCAATATTTGGTGTATTTTTACTTGTTAAAATATTAAGTGTTGCGTCTGAATAAACACCACCTGTACTAGTTGCTTTATATTTAACTTTACCTGCGTCTGTTAATTGATTCGCTCCAGTAGATGTTGGAAATCTATCTGAACCACTACGTAATAGGTCTCTAAATTCTTTTCTATCACTAGGAAAACCTAAACCAACTAACCAACCGTGTATCTCTCTATAGTTTTCTAAATTTTCATCAACTAAAAAAGTCATTGAAAGAGGACTATAGTCAAGTTTATCTCCAGGAATAGGTATATCTTTTAATGGTGTTTCTTGTACCATTGCACCTCCTAAAGAAATTCCAGGCAAATTTACAGCAGTACAAAAGAATTCTACTTTTGGAAGTTTTGTAATATTAAACTTAAACTGCGTTGGACTTGCATAATCAAATTTTGTAGGTTGTCTGTCTAGTGCTTTTGTAGTTGTCATAATACTATTTATATGGGCTCCAGGCCAAAAAAAAGGGTGCCTAAAAAGACACCCTTTAAATCTGTTTGTTCTAAAAATGAACAACCAATATATTACATCAAATTCGCAACTTGAACCCTTTGGTAATATCTGTTAGCGTTTGCACTTCCAGCGTCATTTACTGCCGTAGCAGCACCTGTTTGAGCACCAGTTTCAGCGAACGGATTAGCAACTAGGCCATATCTCGTCTTGAAACCAATTTTCGGTTGGAATGTGTCTTGACCAACAGCACGTACCATTTGTAAAGGTACATATGGGCAATAAAATAATCCTGCGTCATATGGTGAAGTACCTTTATATCCAACAACATAATACTGTTTAGCAGTACTATTTGCTGAGTATGGGTCAATGTAAACTTTGAATCTACCGTTAAGAACACCTGCAAATGTATTGCCTGTGTCATCAACATTTAAATTGTTATTCAAAGCTGGAGTATAATCTAATACGCCTGCCATTTGAAGAGCCGAAGCTACGTCAGATGAACAAACAATTAAATTACCTTTTCCTCTACGAGTTCTTTGAGCGATTCTATTTGCGTCACGTTCCAATTGGAACATTAAGCCTTTAAATCTTTCAACAGACCATCTACCATTTGAGTCTGTATCTAAATCAAAGATACCTGCAGTTGTTACGTTACCAGTTTGAGCACCAACTTCTGCATTTATGTAAATTGTTCTTACAACTTCTCGGTTAATTTCTGCTAAAATTTCAGCAGATAAGATGTTTGCAAGTTCTGTTTCAGCGTCTAAACCGTGGATTGCTTTTAAATCTTGAGCAAGTTCCATAGTATATTCCGCTTTCAGAGCACGTGATTTAGCAGTTACAGTTGATTTCTCAATTGAAAATGCCATTTCAGCAAAAGCGTTTCCGCTTGCGTCTCCAAGTGCTTCAGCAGCAGCTGTTGTCATTGCAGTACCTTTTGTGTAGGTACCTGGTGAACCATCATTTAGTACTGATGGATTTGCGCCAGCTTGTTCAGTCGTTGAATACCCGCCTGTTGCCGATCCAGCAGCATTTCTGCCTGAAAAATCGGAATCAGCTTCGTCAAAGAATGATTCTGCGCCAGCTTGTGAAGTATATCTACTTCTCATAGCGAAAATAAGTCCTGTTGGACCTGTCATTGGTTGCACACCTGCTATATCGTATGCGATTAGATTAGGCATAGCTCTTCGTACTAAACTAATTAGGATTGGATCCCAATTTGCTACAGCACTACCTGTTGCGTTAGTCGGAGCTGCTTCTGCCAAGTACGAGTTATCTTCTTTAGAAGCTCTTTCTTGGTTTTCTAATATTACAGATGTTACGGCACGTCTATAAGCGTCCTTAATTTTTGGTAAATCAGGATGCTCTAGTACTGGCTGCCATTTCTTTTCATTTGTTTCAGATAAGTACATATGTTTTTATCTCCCTTAATATTTACTTAATAGACAATTTAATGTCTTTTGTTTTGCTTATAGCGGCGCTGTAAGCAGCCATAGCTTTTGATAAATCCTCGTTAGAAGATTCACCTGCCGCCACATCATCTAGTGACTCTTTTGTTTCAGTTTTCTTTCCAAAATAAGAATCTTTAACAGTTTCTAATTTCTTCGTGTAGTCTGTAGCATTAGAGTATTCAATTTCTTCGGCAAGTTTAGCAAATTTTTCTTTTGATGTATCAGCAAGGTCTTCGGAAACTTTAGATTTAATTTCATCTTTAGTTTTTGATCCAACTTCCTTGTTTAAATCAACATTTTTTTGAATTTGCTCATTGAGGTCTTTTTCCAATTTTTCAATTTTATCTGCTTGGTCTTCTAGCACATTATATTTTTCATCTGGAACATCAATGTAATGGTCTTCAAATAATTTTTTCAAACCATTAATAAAGTCTTCAGCAATTTCTCCCTTAATACCACGTTCAAGAGCGATTTCGTTTTCTTTCATCCACTCTTCAACAACATAAGAAAGGTAAGAATCAACTTTTTCAGTTAATTCAGCTTTTGCTTTAGCACTTTCTTGCTCAAACTTGTTAGTATAATCTGTTTCCATTTCTTCTTCAATTTCTTTTACTTTTGATTTAATTGCAGCTTCAAAAATGGTTGCAGCCTTCGTCTTAAATTCATCGGTTAAGTCTTTCTCTCCAGCGACAAGAGCGTCAACGTGTTCTTTTACGTCAATGTCTTTTTTCTTTTCATCTTTCTTTTCATCATCTTCTACTCTTACCTCAGCACCATCAGATTTTTCTTTCTTCTTATCATCGCTATTTTCTTTTTTCTCTTTGCCTTTTTTAGCGTCAATAGCTTTCTGTAGAGCTGGTGGTAATTCGCCTTCCTTAATTTCTTTACCGTCTTTAGTTTCTTTTGATTCTCCCTTTAATTTAGGCATACCATCAGGTGCACCTTGTGATTTTTGTGGAGCTTGTCCAGAAACTTTTTTAATCTTTTTAGTTGCGTCAGGATTGCTGTCTGTAGGTTTAACTACTGCTTTGCCTAAATCTTCATATGGCGCTTTACCTGCAATATGAGAAGGTTCAGCCGCAACAGCATTCTTTTTAGGAGCATCCGCTTGTGGATTAGGTGAATTCGCCTCGTCCACAGCATTAGCTTCCAACGCTTCTAATCTTTTTTCTATGTCGGCCATATAAGAAATCTCCTTAATTAAAATAAACGTTTATTTTATTATTTCTCTCGTTATTAATAGATATTTATACAATTACAGTTTTTCAATGAACTTTTTAAAGACTTCCGCTTGAGCTTCAGCTAAACGTATTCTTTTTGCTTCATTTATATACTGTTTCCACTCTTCAATATCTTTCTCTTTTATAATTCCATTGTCCCATACCCAATCTTTGCCTTCCATAATGCCTTCTACGAAAGCGTCTGGAGCACTAGGGTCTGCTACAATGTCAGCAGCAGTTGCAAGGTAAAAATCTCTTCCTACTTCGTTAACACCACTTCTACGCACCAATGAACCCATACCTCTTGAAGACACTCCTAATTGAGCACCTTCATTGATAAGATTTTTTACTATCTTACCATATGGTGTATCCATAATTTTTGCTTCACCAATAAAATTTCCTCCATCTGGATGTAAGTCTGTAATCATATGACTTACTCTTTCAAGATTTACAACTGGTCCGTCAGGATGTCCTAACTCACCAAAAGCACGTCTTTTATTGATAAATTCTCTATTGTATCTTGATACTTCTTTTTCTAATATCTCTTTAGGATAGATTCGTCCATTCCTATTTTTGATATCTGCTTGTAAAAAGACACCTCTAATTTTGTAATTCTTTTTGCCATCAATTTCTTCTATTAGAAATTCTGATTGTACGGCTTGTTCTGTAATTAGTTTCATATTCTCTCTCTTACTATTTATAAGATTTTTTATCTAAATTCAACGATTAATGAGTAGTTATCACCAGTAGCAAAGTTCTTTGTACTTAACAATACATCTCCTGTAGGAGTAATAGCATTGTTCTTAAAACTGTTTCCATCGGTTCTAAAATCCATAACGCCTTGTCCTGATAAGAATAAGGCAGTAGCATTTGTAACACCGTCCCATATTAACTCTACTCCTGATTTACTATCAGACGCATTAATAGAATAATAAACTCTAGCTATTACTCTAGCACCATCTTCGGACATAAAAGTTGTTTCTGAAGCGTCAATTTTTTTAACCAAAATCTCTCCAGAACCATCTGATAGGTTAGTCAATTTAATTACATACTTTACACCAGACGTATCTGCTATTATTTGTGTTGTTACTGTATCTGCCATCTTAATTAAATCCTGATTCTTTCCGACACTCTAATACTAAATTAAATTTAGATACGTTAGCGTCTGATTTTACAAATATATCTCCTTCTTTATCTGTAGTTTCTGTTTCAATTTTAACTTCATCTTTTTTAAGTCCATAATTACCACGACCTGTTAATTCTAAAATTTCTCTCTCATCAAATAATAATGTAACCTTGCCTGTGCCTAATATTTCGTGGTGTACATTTACAACCGATACTCTCGGTTCACT